ATACGCTTCTGATCAACCTCCGAGATCGCTATCTTACTGTCTATCGATACTTTCAGTTCCATGTTTTTTCTCGTGTCAAACTGTGGCAACACGGTGTTGAGTATTAATACTCGATCTTTTAATGTTAGTTCCATATTGTATGTTTTTATGATTGTTTGCATTGTAATTAATAATGTCTATTGAATAGATACCATCCCTGGTTAAAATAAGCGAACGTTGCACAGTCACCCTTATTCATGTCAAGTGTCATGCTGTTGCCGTTATTGTCCAACAATGGTGTATCAGAGTTTTCTGGTTCTATTCTGATACCTTCGGAAGAGAACTTCGCCACGATCACATGCACAAAAATCACGGAATTGAAACCGACTTCGCTCCACGAATCTCCGTATTCCGGGTGGACTTCTCCCATTTTCTTTGTGATCGTCGACCGGGAAGGGAGATAGACGCTAAGATACGTACTGGTACTGAAGACGAACGTGTCCCGATAACCGATGTTCAGGACGATTGTATCACTCTTGTCCGACGAGGGTGCATAACGGGCAGTCGAGATCGATCCGTTGACCTTTAAACCTCCAATGCAGTATAACGCATAGTTGCGCCGTCCACCATGAACATCTATCACAGCCCCATAATTTATATCGTTGTGATTAGTTGTATACTCAAGGCGCATCAAAGCACTTGTTCCCCCAAGCGTAGACGGCAAGGTATTTAGACCAAGGCCGGCCCATTTACCGGAAGATGAAAATCCCAAAAACGCATTACTTCCTGATGAATAAAGGAAAAATTTAGAAGACGATTCACCGGAATAGCGGTTATCCGAGAATAGTCCTCCAGACTCCATCCTGAGTCCTCCGATGTAGGCATCCCCATTTTGATAAACTTTAAACGGGGCATTTGCAGGTGTTGCATTTCCAGCCCAGATTCGAACAGAGTTTCCGGCTGTTCCACCTCCGGAGAGTCCGGCAAGTTTTTCTCCATTTGAATTTGCAATATAGATACTTCCTCTACTTTCCACATTTCCGTTGCTTTCTACCCGGAATGTCGGATCAGTGGGTGGTTGTCCTTTCGCCCCGGCTGTTCCTCCCGACCAAATACGGATGGAACCGGAAGCAGCCATTCCACCTGTGCTTCCGAAAGCGATCGCACCGGTAGTTATGAGTCCGCCGTTGATCTCCGTTATCGTATTGTCATACTTTGAGGCAAGCACCCATTTAGAACCGCTATATCTATAGATATTCTCCCCATCCACCCATAAGTCATTTGTCCGCATACCCGATGTTGGAGCCGTCGTTTGATAAAATACCCTTGCCTTGTTATTTGCAGTCAATTGGGCGTTGTTAGCTGCATTTGACGCATTCTCTGCATCCGTCAGGGCATCATTTACCCCATCATACAACGGTTGAAGGTTAGGACGGTCGGAAATGTTATTATAACCGGATGTTCCGGATTTGAATACCATCTTCCCGCCAAACTCTCCGATCCCCAGGTTGAAATAGCACTTTCCATCTGTCGATACTATGCGATCCACCGTGATTCGGCCAGGCAATATCTCCGTGAAGCCGTAGCAGGTCACAAACGACCGTACACCGTCGGCTTGACTACCTAATAAACCGACCAGAAAGTAATAATCGCTGCCTTCGTCCATGTCGTGCGGTTCTTCGGACAAGATAAACTCGCCGGCCTCAGAAGACTTGCCACATTTGGCGTACAGGTAGAGCTTCCCGAAGTCGCCCAGCGGCGGACTGGTGTAGGCAGGTAGATCCCAGAACTTATATTCAGAAGCGGCATGGCTGCCTTTTATTTCCGAGATGCCGATCGTCATGTGCTGAAGGATCGCTTTCGGGGCGGTGAACAGTTCGGTCGCATCGTCATAGACAAAGTCCGGATCGACTTTCCGGGGATTGGTCTTGCTGTCCACGAAGCGGAATTGCAGGTTTTCATGTCCGACCAAAAGGGACATGGTGCGCACCCAGACAGGATCGATCCCCTTGGTGTAATCTTTAAACGCCTTTTCCAACATCTCCTGTGCTTCAATCGCATCACGTAAACGACGCTTGGTGTAGTGCATCGCATCGCTGTGGCGGTCGTTATTGATCACCTCGTTGCTTTCGATCTTCGACAGATCCGAGGAGACAAAGCCACCGACCGGCACATTGCTTAGTTCCAGTCCGGGGCTGTAGGGCCTATTTATATAGTCCTTTACAGCCGTGATGCGGATACGCACTCCCTTGGGCTGAAACTGCGGGTCGTCAAACAGGATGTAACCACCTGGCACCAACCGTCCACCCACCTCCAGCCACTGCGATTTCGCCCAAATGCCGTCCAGCTCACCGGTAAAGGCAAAAGATTCCTCTTCCTTGTTGTACAGGCTTCGGGCTGCATCACGAAACATATCCCATGACGCACCCGTCTGTGTGGTATCGTTGCAGACGTATGCCTGCGGCAGCGAAATGTTGAAGACCGCGTATGTATCACCTACAGCCGGGCAGCGGTTCGGGTTCGGTATCGTGCCCCCTTCTTTCTCGACAGGCACCAACTTAAACCGTCGGGCTGCATGGTCGTAACCGGTCAAAGCGTCAGATGTCTGCTCGAGGTCAAATTCTTCTCCAGTCATCACACCCGACTGGAAGATAATCGTTGCAGTTTCGCCCGGTATTCGGCATTTGGAATAGTCCAAATCTTCCAGAATCGTGTTATCGATGATATCATAGAGATGCTTTTCGGCATCCACCACAACCACCTCGGACACCGTGCCCACCCGTGAGGGGTAGATGTGCGAACAGTCCAAGCTGTCCTCATTGTTATTGGCCAAAGCCCGGTCGGCTCGTGTAATGAACATGCCATCCTTGTCGGTTTTATAGCGTCTGCCTTCGTATTCCAATTCCTGGGATTTTGGCAGCAGCAGACAGGAAGCTCCATAGGCGGTGCGGTCGATGTTGCGCTCGCCACCCTGCACATAGAGGATGGAGGTGGGTGGTTTTTCGCCCTGCAGCTTACGGCCGACACCGGTTTTGAAGCCATTCCCACGGCCGTAGGAAAGAGGCAGAGGATCGTCCTTGAACTTCTCTACCTTGCCGAAATTGATAGTCTTGCTGACGATTTCGAATTCTGTTCCCCACTCATCCGCAAAGCGGTTAAGCGCATCCAAACAAAACTCATGGCTAAAGGCCAAGGTCTTTTCCGGTGCATCGATACAGGTCCCAATAGACCATCCTCCAACTCCCGATTGGTTCATATTATCAATCAAAAGCTCCAGAAAGAAGCGGGGTTTTCCGGTAAGTTGGAATTTCAGCTTTCGGGGGATGGCTGACAGGTGCTTGTATTTGATGGTACCCAACAGTTCCCAATAGCCGCCAAAGGTGGCACTGTAATCGAGATTGCGAGTGCCATGCTTTGTCAGATCCTCCGGTCTCCAGAGCGTATATCGCTGACCTTGATAGTCAACATAGCTGTAGACAGGTATTTCTACATGTTCTGTCAACGAGAACACAAGATTGACCTTGTCGCCCTGCCGGATGGCCCGATAGCGATAACTGGCATCATCGACTGGTATATCGAGAAGTATTTTCCCTGTCTTTTCAAAAATGATCATAGCTCATTTAATTAATTGCTTAACTTTGTTTCCGGAGACCGTCGGTCCCCTAATTTTCTTTTTTTTACAGCCTCCAATCTGTGATAGCCTGGAGGCTGTTTTATTATTCTTTCGCCACCGAACATTTTATATCTCCATTTGTTTTAAAAGAAAATACCCAACCTGGGGTTGGCGATTATCAATAATTTTTTCTGAATATACATTTGCTGTCTTTCTGCTGTGACAGCCCAAAGACAGTGTCACTAATTTATTAATACGGCCTTGCAGACGGAGTGAAGTTTGATGTCCAACGGGCAATATTACTGATGCGAAACTCGTCAATCATACCGTTCAGATACAATCCATAATCTCGATATTTTCCGATCATTAAAGAACTATAGTACCCTGAAACCATCGTTGATGTGAAACCAGACGCATACACTCCATTTACATACACTTTCCAATATCGAGATTGTGACCTGACGATCGCAAGATGAACCCACTGATCCCGTGGCATCGTAAAATAGCATATTGCATCCCCTCGGGTTCCACCATACTGCAATCCAAAGAAAATGCGTCCGTCTGATTCCTCCATTATATCAAAGCTGTAACTTCCACCACCATCGCCTTTTGACATTATACCGTTTTTCACACCACTTTTCAGTTTAATCCAAAAATCGACGGTATAGTTTGGATATAGGGACTCGTTTATGGCATTCGTTCCACTTATCTTTACATACCCGTTTCCTGAAAACGAAACGCAATTCTTGAATTTTCCCACTACATAAGACATATTACTACCAACATAAGGCTTGCCTGAGGCTTCATCTTTCAATGATCCATCAAAATGTAGCAACAGCAAAGTATTCCTGTCTACTTTCTTCCGTCCCATCATCGATCTTATCATACCAACCTCCTTTCCGCCGAAAGTCGGTCAGATACTTGAGTTAAGAGGTGTTTACCCCCCCCCGTTAACATTTGTAAACAATTATTTCTCATGATTTTATCTCCTATTTTTTAGTCGTTAATATCTTGTTTCATCTTTTTCAACGGCAGATCATTCTTCGTAAGCCCAATAGCGGATCAGGACAGTGCCATCACCGCCGTTACCGTAAGTACCACAACCGCCACCACCGTAACCGCCACTTTTTCTATTGCCATTTCCAGTTCCGCATCCTTTGTCGTAATCGGATTCTCCACCCATGCCCCCATTTATATTTCTGTCTGAACCACCACCTCCGGCATTTCGTTTCCCAGTAGGTTCGCCAAAATCGCGGGTTGTATGCCTTTGACCCTTTCCTCCGCCATATAGGGAACCAGCTGGATAGAGAGAGCCATTTTCATTGCGGCTGCCTATTCCGTTAGATCCATCAGAACCCGCTTTAGCCGTATCTGAATCATCTCCCGCTCCGCCACTTCCGCCGTTGCCACCAGTATATGCCCCGGCATTACTTCCGCCTGGATAACCATTACCCGCACCATTTCCGCCATTAGCTCTATAACTTGAATTTAAGAATTGAGAGTATCCACCGTTGGGGGCAACTTCAGAATACCCTCCAATTCCTCCTTTCCCAACTGTTATCGGAATTGACTGACCCGGTGCAACAGAGATAGCATCACCGTCTCTCCATCCGGATGTATCTTTTTTGAAGGTTTTAGTATAGCCGCCACCTCCACCGCTTCCATTATGTCCTGCACCCCCTCCTCCGACAAGAAACACATCAACCTCCCTACATCCTTTAGGTACGATCCAGGTATAATTCCCGGCAGGATAGAACCTCTTGGTGAACAACTGCAACTTCTTCCGTCCCATCATCGACCGTCTCATCTACGCCCTCCTTTCTTACGATAAGAGGTCGTAACTTCTTTATTTAGAGAGCATTTTACCCCCCCCCGTTTAACTTTTAATAACATAACCTGTTTCATTGCTTTACCTCCTGTACAATTGTGGGCAAGTCTTTCAAGTCGTTCGGATAACCTGTAACGGTTGTCAGAATGCAGAGATAGATCACACCGTATTGTTCATAATATTTGTCTTTCTCGAATGCCATACCCTGCACGTATGGAATAGGATCATCAAGCGTGCCTGCGTGCTCAGCTTCAACGATCTTATACAGTGAAGCAGTTTCTATGCCCGGTTTCCAGTCGGCTTGCAGCTTGTGCTTTTGTATCACTTCAAACAAAGTGTCGCTTTCTCCTTCCACTACTCGAAGCCGGAAGCCTATTTCAACTTCCTTGCCAAACTCTGCATCTTTCTCACCCCAAATGGGGAATAAGACCTGCATCTCCAACGCTTGGCTGGCTGTGAGAGACACGCTGTTCATCATCGCACGGGCAAAGGTCACTGCCTGCGCTTCCGGGGATTTAGCGATTGCCTTATCTGCTTTAGTTTGCAAGGCTGCCGTTGTTGTATGGATCATTTCAGGATAGCCTTCCACCACGATAGCTTCGACCTCCTCGGCTGTTTGGGCGGCATCGATACGGGATAGCAAGCCGTCTGTCACCTTGCCGCATTGCTCCGAATAGTCAGCTATTTCGTCAAGAGCAACCGTTAAGATATTCGAGGCGTACAGATGACCGCCTACTTCGACTTCTTCCTGCCGGCCACACTTATCCTTCACTTGCAGGGTGTTCGAGACATATGCGTCCTGTTCATCAATATAATAATGATGGATGTCTTTGTCGTAGATTTCCTGCCGTTTGGCATCACGGGCACGCCAAAGCAATTCTTCCGGAGTCGGTTCAGGTTCTGGAGTGGGCTGCATGTGCCAACACTCCAACGGGGTTGCATCCGGATGTTCGTTGTGGTACTGTTCCTGTTCTGTATTCAGAAGTAAAAAAGCACCCTCATTATAATCATCTATACTGATACCTATTTTATAAGAAGGAGGAAGAGTTTCTTGTACCTTCCAAAAATGAATCACTTTATTTATATATGTCATAATTATTCTGATTTATTCGTTATTATTTAAGGAGGTAAAAGCACGAACACGGAAATAGGATTCTTTGATTTGCTCTACAAAATCATAATTGTCCCAAACATATGCCCATGTATACTTGTCGTCACTTTGGGTGGATGTACAATAATAATCATTTATTTCCCTGTATTCATCAATAACAATACCACCAATCTTGGATAGACACTGGTCTATTTCTGACAAATTGTGTAAAACTTCATTCCATTCTCCGGCAGCCCCCATGTAACCGTTCTTTCCATTTTTAAAGACATATTGTTTACACCAGCCTGCAGCATAGTCTACTTTGCTTCCAAAATATGCAACATGTGCATTGGTGTTCCGAATGCCTTCATAGTCTTGTAAGGCCACATCCAGATTCGCTGAAGTTGTCGCGCCGGGGACCAATGCCATTGCCTGATACGGTCCCCAGCGTATGTAATCCATACATTCGTCCGGTGCAATCACGAACTTGCAATTGTCGGAGATAACGGCTACTCCAACAGCTTCATCATTGGGTAAATTCCACTTGTCACGCTTAAAAAGTAGCCCGTTTGTATGCAGTATATAAATTCCGTTTGCATACTTGTCATAATTGATTGTCCTATTTCCTAACATCTGTCTTAGTTTCATATCTACTTATATTTATTAGACCCTTACGACAATTATCCCATGTTCTTTTTTCAGCGATACCCCTGTGGCTTTACCAGCTGGCAGTTCAACGCTTGTTTCCTCCGATTGCCAGCCCGAACCGTTTGGGATCGGTTGGTTAATCGTTGATCCGGTGTTGTTCTTAATGGACAGATAAAACTCCTGCATCTCCGGTACGCTTCCTATATTCGCAAAGTTGATCGCCTGCACAGATGTACTCGAATAGGTAAAACGCAAGTTATACGGTGATGAAGGAAGCGACTTTAAGGTACTGACATCGACATACTCTTTCAGCCTCAAAGAGTCCGATACCTTCGTTTTCTCTTCATTGCTGTAGTCATTGGTTGATAGCCCCTTTCCCGTTACAGCTTCAACGACTTTGACCCATCCACCGGCTTTCCTGCCATACGTAGATGTATCAGATGGAGCATCTACAGTGATTGCCCCATCCTTGCCGGGCAAGCCTTGTATGCCCTGAAGACCCTGTTCGCCTCGTTCACCCGTTTCGCCTTTCTCGCCCTGTATCCCCTGCGGGCCCTGTTCGCCTCGATCGCCCTTTGGACCCTGTGCGCCTGTTTCTCCTTGCAAACCTTGTATGCCCTGTTCACCTTGAGGACCAGGGACACCCTGTATGCCCTGTTCACCTTTTGCCCCGGTTTCTCCTTTAGCGCCTGTTTCTCCTTTGTCCCCTTTATCCCCTTTTGCACCTTTAAGATTCGGTGTATCAAATGTGCCGGCAGCGGTCGTTATCTGGAGAATATATGTCGTTTCGTTATTGGTTTTGACACTGACCTGTATATCCTGCAAAACAGCCGGAAGATCTGCAAACGTATGCACTCCGTCGGATAGCTTCATGCTGAACTTGCCATTCTCCAATCGTTCGAAGAGCCATACCGATGCCGGATAGACCGTCGTATCGCTTGCCCATTCGGCGGTCGTCTGTTCGATCTGTTGATAAATAAATGCACCTTTCTTACTCATTGCTTAAATATCCTTGTTTTATCGTTCGTACTGATTCATTGTAATAATTGGCTCCTGTCAGATAAACATTACCGGGCAAGGCTG